TTGCCGGGCCGTTTCGGCTGGGGGAATTTGGTGGGCGGCCGGCAATCCTGGCCGATTTTCATATCTTCCAGGAGCACAAAGACGTCCTGAAAAAATATCCCCGGCGGAGTCCGGAGTTTCGCCTGGTAGAGGACCTCCGCCAGACGCACCTTGACCCCATCGCCCTGCTCGGGGCCGAGCCCCCGCGGCTCGATATGGGGCTGACCCTGCTCTACCAAGAGCGGGATGGAGAGGCCATGGTCGAGAGGTACGCCATGGTCCTCCCCGCCTCAAGCAATACCTTCATTCCCTCGACCTCGAAGAAGGAGGAGTACAACATGGCCAATGCAGAACTGGTGCAGGAGATCATCCAGGCCCTGGAACAACTGGACTGGGTCCAGTGGACCAAGCGGAAGATGGCGGAGGAGCAAGCGGCCGCCGCCACGGGCAACCAGGAGCCGACGGAGAAGTTGCAGGATCAGCCTTCGGATAAGATCGATCCCGACAAGGCCAAACGGATTCTGGAAGATGGAGAAGTGCACGGGAAACCCCTCACGGAAGAGCAGCGGAAGATGTTTGGGGCGGCGGCTTCGCGGGAGCGGGATGCCGATCCCGAGCTGCGGGAACGGTATCACCTCCTCGAGCAGCACCTCGAGCGGCAGCGGACGGAGCTCGAGCGACTCCGACAGGACGTCGAGGCCGAACGGGCCTCCCGCGTCAATGCCGAGCGGTATTCGCAGCTGGTCCAGCTGCGGCAGCTCTATGCCTTTGACCTGGAGAAGGAGGTCGAGCGGTGCCGCTACTCGCGGATGAATGATGAGCAGTTCCGCGATCACATCCAGATCATCCGGGAGAATTACCGGCGGATCCCCGTCGGCGAGCGTTTACCGCCCCTGGGGGCCGCTGTGGAACTCGATGAGGCCCGCGAGAAATACAGTGAAGATGTTCGGCAGCGGGCCCTCGCGATTGCCAAGCGGAAGAAGGAACAGGGTGAGGACGTGAGCTTCGAAGAGATTTTGGAGGCCGTGCGGGCCGGAAAACAATGATGATTAGGATTCACTAAGGAGATTAGTTATGGCGATCTTAAGTTTTAAGGCATCGGCTAATATTTCTCCCAGCCGATTTGTCAAACTGAGTGGCGACAAAACGGTGGCCCCTGCGGGGGATAACGGCGAAATCATTGGAGTTTCGCAAGAGGGCTCCAATAAAGCCCCCCTGCAGGATATGGTCTCGACGGTCTATGCCGCGGAAACCGGCCAATCGCTAGCGGTCTATAGCACCGGCGAGATGTGCCTGGTAGAAGCCGGTGCCGCCATCACCGCGGGCAATCTGCTGAAGTCCGACGCCAATGGCAAGGCCGTCCCGATTCTGGGCACCGGGACCGCGATCCAGAACTACGGGGCTATTGCCCTGGAGGGCGGAGCCAACGGGGATAAGATCCTCTGCCTGGTCCTGCCATTGCAGAAGGTTCGCCCAGCCCTGACCTGAAATGGTGAAGAGTGAAAAGTGAAAAGTGATGAGGACTGAGTGATGAGTGGAGCGAAAAAACTCATCACTTCCTGAAAAGGAGAGAATACCATGCCTCAAGTGATGCCTGCCCAATCCAATACCTATGTGCCGGTGGCCCTGGCCAAGGACAAATTGGTCATCGATTTCGCCCGCGATCCGAAACGTTTTAAGGTCGCGCAGTACACCCAGGTGATCCCCGTCGAACAGGACACTGGGTATTACCTGTACTTGGACCCCGACGAGGCCGGGCGAATCCTCAACACGGATGCCCGCGACTTCGTCTGGTACGATGGGGCCGACGCGCCGCGGCGCCATAGCGGGACGCAGGAATTCGAATTCCGGCCCTATCGGACTACTCGGTACGAGTTTGATTTCACGCTGGGCTGGAAGGCCGTGCAACAGGCCTCCTGGGAGATTGTGGCCCGGCATGCCGCGGCCAAGGCCCAGCAGGCGATGACCCTTAGGACACAGCTAGCCGCCAACGTGCTGCTCGATAGTACGCAGCACGCCTCTGGGCATGTGATCGCACCCGCTGGAGCCTGGTCAACTAGTACGACCACCAACATGTACATCCAGAAGACGTTGATCGCGGCCGCCGAGAAAATCCTCGACGATACCCTCGGCATGGTGACAAAAGACGACCTCGTGCTGGTAATGGGCACGGGGTTGGCGAAGACGATTGCCACCGCGCCGGAAATCATCGAGCTCGTGAAGTACCAGGCCGGGTTCGACTACATTAGGGGCGCCACCGAGCGCACCAATGTAAGTTACGGCGTGCCGGAGAGCCTCTACGGGTTCAAAGTGGTGGTCGATGAGACCCGCAAAGTGACGAGCAAGAAGGGCGGTACGCGGGCGGTGAGCTCGATCTGGCCGAACAACCAAGCCGTCCTCCTGGCCCGTCCGGGCGGGATGGAAGGGGCCGCCAACGTCATCAACTTCGCCGCCTGCTGCTTCTTCATGTTCGAGGAGATGACCGTCGAGCAGAAAGACGATCCTGACAACCGGCGGCTGTTAGGCCGGGTCGTGGAGGATTACGACGTCCGCCTGGCCGCCCCGGCCGCGGCAGCCCTGATTACGCCCATCACCTGAGTGATCTTCTTTGTAAGGAGCCTGCTATGCTGGCCGAGGTCCAGGACCTCATCGACCGATACGATCGGGGTTTGCTGGCGGACTTGGCCCGGGACGACGGGACCGCCGAGAGCGACCTGACCAACAACCCGCGGATTCTGGCGGCCCTAGCGGGGGCTAGCGGAGAGGTGCGAAGTGCCATCCTGCAGGGTAAGCGCTATTCGCTGCAAGAACTGCAGGCGCTAGAAGCCGATGACCTGGCCTATTTGAAAGACCTAGTTTGTGCGCTGGCGCTCTTGAGATTGACGGCGGCCCGGGTGACGACGATCGGGGAGGAGACCTGGCGGGCCCTCCGCGACGATGTCCGGGACAAGCTGGAACAACTGGCCAGCGGCCAGCGGATCTTCGCCACAGCCGGGGCTCAGGAGGCGGGACTGCCGAAGGCCGACGGGCCCCTCCTGGTGGAAATGCAGCGGCTCAATCTCCTGGTGGACCGCTGTGATGGCTATTATCCGCACCGGGGGGAACGCTGGCCCCATCACTAGCCAACGATAAAGGAGATGACCCATGCCGATCAGTGTCCAGGTTTCCGGTGCCGTTCTGGTCAAGGTGGGACCGCAGGGTGTGGCCGATGACGGTCTCGAGGTCCTGGGATATACGGCCAATGGGGCCCGCATCCAGGAAGAGGACTTTTTTGAGGAGATCCACAGCGATGAACAGGGGGGCGAGAGTGGCCCGCCGGTCGACCTGGTCTATCACGGGAAGCGGGTCCGCGTGACCCTGGAGCTGGTTAAATGGGACGGGACGGTGGCCGACAAGCTGGCGGCCCGGCTGGCGATCGCGACGCCTTCCCCTGGCAAGCAGTATGAGGCCGGGATCGTCATGATCGGGGGGAATAAGGCCTTCCGCCTCGTCCTCAAGTCGGCCGTGGGGAGCTGGGACCTCCCCGTGGCCATTGTGCGGGGGCAATTCGAGATGAACAAAGGCTCGCGGGCCAGCCGCCTCCTGATTGCCTTCGAGTGCTATCCCGACGCGAGCGGCTTCATCTACAAACCCTATACTGGAACTTGAGATGCCTGGCGATACCCTTTACTTGGTCGATTCTGCGGGGGTCCACGAGCTCCCTGGAATGCCGCCGGGAAATGGCCAATCCCTCTTCCCGCACGGGGCCGGGTTCATCAGTCTCTTCGGGGGTGGGGCCGCCCGCGTCTACTGGCCCTCCGATCAGGCCCTCAAACGGGCCCGCCAGCATGCCGTCCTGATGCGGGCCGATGCCTCGATCATGGAGTGCGTCGAATTGCGGCAGCGGGCGGTGGCCCTCCTCGACTGGCGGATCGAGTGCGAGCGGGAGAGCGACCCGGAATATCTGCGGGCCCGCGACCTCCTGGAAACGATCTGCCAGCGGATCCCCCGCTTCATGCAGTACCGGGAAAACCTCCTCCATGCCATCTGGTTCGGCCGCTATGCCATCGCCAATCGCTACCGCTGGGACTGGCTGGATGGTCAGAAGCTGGTCGTGGTGGCCTCCTGGATCCCGATCCACGGGGATAAGCTGGTCTGGAAGATCGACGCCGACGGGGGGTCGGTCCTCGATGGGATTGGGGTTCGTGTGGGGGGAGGGGCGGGATTGAGTGAACAAGTCAAACGTTGGCGGGATCAACACCGGGCGCAGATCGAAAGCACCGATTACGGCTGGGCGTATTTTCCGCCGCCCGGAATGAGGGACCTCCTTATTGTCCACCGCCACTACATCGAGGATGGGGAATATGAGGAACCCCGCAACGCCGGAAAGATTTTCGGGGTGGGGATCCGTGACCGGATCTACTGGACCTGGTACCAGCGGCAGGAGGCCCTGGCCTGGCTGATGGAGTTCCTCGAACGGTCGGCCTTCGGGATCGAGTTGTGGTACTATCCGGCCGGCAATCCCCAGGGACGGGAGGAGATGAAACAGGCCGCCGCAGAGCGGGTAGGGCCAGGAAAGAACATCCTACTCATTCCTCGGCCTCCCGGGATGGAGGGGGCCGCCTTCGGCGTGGAGCGGATCGAGCCCTCGATGGCCGGGGCCCAGGTCCTCAAGGAGATCCTCACCGACTTCTTCGGCCACCAGATCAAACGCTATATCCTTGGCCAGACCCTCACCACGGAGGCCCACGCCACGGGACTGGGGTCGAATCTGGCCTCGATTCACCTCGACACCTTCCTCCAGATCGTCCGCTACGATGCGATCAATCTGCAGGAAACCCTTACCGAACAACTGGTCCGCCGCCTGGTCATCTGGAACTGGCCGCACCTCGATGCGACGGCCTTCCGCTTCGTGATCGAGTTGGAAAAGGATGACACCCGGGAACGGCTGGAGGGGATCCGGGCGGCCTTCGATATGGGGCTGAAGATCAAGGCCGCGGAGATCCGCGACCTGCTCAATCTCTCCCAGCCGGGCGAGGATGAGGAATTCCTCCAGAATCCGGCCTACCGGCAGTCAGCCCTCCCCGGCCAGGAGATGGGTGGGCCAACCGGGCTGCCTCCTTCCTTCGAGGCGGTACCGAGCGAGACCTACAGCCTGCCGCAGGACGTGCGGGAACAGATTCGGGCCCGGCCGGGGCTGACCACCGTGCGGTCCGAACTCACCGGCGGGATTTATCAGAAGGTGGAAGGCCGCTGGGTGCGGGTGGATAGCGAACCGCCGGCCGGGGCCAAGGCGCTCCAGCGGGTGAGCGGGGCGGCCAGCCTCCTCTTGTCCCCCAGCCTGAAGGATATCCCCAAAACGACTCTCAGCCAGCAAGCGGAGGCCGCCGAGCGTCGGTTCCGTTCCCCGCGACACTTGCGGCTGAAGGGGGTCTTGAAGCGGGCCTTGGCCGAGGCGGGGATCGAGCGGGCCAACCTGGGGGATGCCATCGGTGCCTGGATGGGTGGGGCGGAGAACAGCTTTTTTGTGGCGGTCCAGGAAAAGAGCGAACCAAAACTCGTGTCGGCTGTCTGTCAAGGAGGATTGGCGGCTGAGCAGAAGGCGGTGGGCTACTTCGTCCCGGACGTGCGGGGGCGGGCCTACCGCTGGGTGGGGCTGTTTGAGAAGGACTGGGAAGAATTGGAAAAACGGTTGACGGCGGCCGGGGTGACGGATAAAACGTTAGTGCCGGCCAAGGATGGGATCCTCGTCATGGTGATGGGAGAGGGAGAAGAGTTTGAAAACCGGGTCCAGAAGCTCCATGAAGCTTTGCGTCCGAAGTCCTTCAAGCTTGAACCCGGTCGCTTGCGGTTTATCGGGGCGGAGCCTCACGAAGGGATGACGGATCGGGAGTGGCGGAAAGATTCGGCAAGGGTATTCCATCGCGAAATTAGGCGTGCCCGAAGAAGACTGGGACTGATCTAAAGATGGGAAAAAGATCCAAGCCCCAATACGAGAAAGAGTTGTCTCCGGAGGTCATTGCGGTCCTGCGGGACGTGGCGCCAGACTATCTCGAGGAGTACGACGACCTTGACGAGGAAACCAAGGAATGGCTTCGGGAACGTGATCCAGAACGCATCCGTCAGGTCTTAAGTTATGCTAATGACATTTGGGACCGGATTGAGCGTGGAGAAGACATTCCGGTGCCGCATTGGAATCCCGACCCGGACAGTCCGATGATGACCCGGCTGTGGGAGATCGCCAAGGCGGCGGAGGCGGACGATCGGCCGATCGAGGAGATTCAACGGTTTGTCGAGGAGTACAACCGGAAGGCGGCCGAGGAGGGAAAACTCTTAACGGACGATGTCTGGGAAGGGATTACCGGGGCGTGGCTTTTGATTCCTGCTGGTGGACCGGACGAGGCGGAAGAGGATGAAGAGGGGTCCGACGCTGAAGGAACAGGGGAGTAGGAGAGTAGTGCTATCGGGCCAGCCGCCGGTTGTTTCTGGTCTTTACCCCCCCGAAATGAGGCCGACAAAAATCGACACGTATGCAGTCGTGTCGATTTCTGGCTGATCCTCGCTACCTAGTCGTAAGAGTGCTTCAAACCGATACTTGGGACTGGTAAGCGACTTTCGTCCAGGTTCGACACCGAAAACGCCCGCGAAACCTCTTTCAAGGAAACTTTTTCCAAAAGGGGGGTAGGTCCAAGCGTCGTTTTTCAGCCGTTTGCTGGGGGATTGGCGGAGGGAATGTCCGGACAATTTGCTTCGCTTTTGCTGACGGTTTGCTTCGATTTTGCTTAAGCAAAAGCGAAAGGACCCCGCGCCTATCCTCTCGGCAAGGTCTGGCCCCTGATTCAAGACTTGAAGCCTTCCGGCCAGCTCCGGCGAACCTCCGGCGAAATCTTTTTTGGGCGGTATTTCCCGAGAATAATGGCCCTTTCTTCTTCCGGCGAACCTCCGTTGACAATACGGATTCCGAGTTCATGCTCTTGAAGCCCGTGGCCTACGCCCCCGCCGTTGCGGCAAAGGCTGGTCGGAAGATTAACGATCTCCAGTCCGTCTCTGCGCCCGTCAAGCAATTCTTGTCTCAGTGTCCACTGTCCACTGTCCAGATACGAATTTGTGGACAGTCTGGCGTGGACATCGTTGCATAAGTGATTTTCAATTCCCAACTTAGTCACTCTTCTTGCATTGCCGTGGGGCGTTTTTGTGGACATTTGGCTAATATAGGCAAAAATCTTCCGGGTTATCAGCCGGTTATCACTTGGCTCTCGGCACCCCGTGGAAAAGGCCGCATAACACCCGCTGGTTGATCCGCCTGGTTATCAGGATTGGTTATCACTTTTTGTCCCAGAACCCGTTTCATGGGCCGCTATAATCGGCGGTATGAACCTCTACACGACGGGCGATGACAGCGGTCTTTTCTCTCTCTTGGGCAAGCTGTTTGCCCTGTCGCGGAGTCTCGACACGGCCCGCGGTGGGACGGTGCAGACGAAGCTCGCGGCCCTTCAGGCGGTTCTTGACCTTTGTCCCGAGGCCGATCCGGTCCTCTCCGCCGAGACGAGCTGGGAATCGGCGGGCGGGAGCCTGCAAAACCAGATCACCACAGTCGCCCAAAAGCTGATCCGCCGCTACATCCTGGAAAAGGGCCTTTCCTATCGGACACTGGCCGAGGCCCTCCAGCAGATCCGTTCGGACCTGGTGACGGGCGGCTATTATTTCACCAGTTCCACCCAGAGCTCGACAGTCACGCCGGCCTCCGGCAACCAGGGGGATCTCCTCCTGGCGGTGGATCTGAAGAATGCCCGCGGTGAGGCGGCCTGGTGCTATCCCGAGACCTGGCAGGTGGTGGCCGGGGAGCGGGGCCTGACGGTCACCGGGCAACCCGTTAAGGCCCGCACGGACCGGAATTGGCCGGGAGGCTCGGGGATCTACGTGACGGTCTTGACTCAATCGGTGGACCAATCCCGTTTGCAGAATGCGGGCTTCGAAACGCTCGCCGCCACGGACCACCCCCAGGGCTGGACGATCCATACCGGGACGCCCGGCCAAACGATCCGAGTGACCAGCCCGGAAGTCCAACAAATCACACTAACCGGCAATCCCACCGGCGGTTATTTCATCCTCACCTGGACCGATCCCTCCAGTCGGACCTGGCAAACCGCCCAGATCGGTTACAATCCGACGGCGGCGGAGATCCAGACCGCCCTCCGTGCGATCCCGGGGCTGGAGGCCGTCACGGTCAGCGGGACCAATCCCTGGACGGTGACCTTTGAAGGAACGCCGGGCGATATCAACCAACTGGGCGTGATCAACCGCTTGACGGGCGGGACGAGTCCCGAGGTGAGCGTCATTACGACGCAATCTGGGGACGTGCTTTCTTATCGCGGGCGGAGCCTCAAGCTGGTGGGCAACGGCAGTGAGCAAACGCTCCTTTACCAATCGGTGGAGCTGCAAGCCGACCGGCCGTATTTCCTGTTTGCCAGGATGCGGAAAACGGCCTCGGCCACCGGCGAAATCCGCTTCGAGCTCCGCCGTTCGGTGAGTGAATCGGCCCTCAGTGATTCGGCCGGGACGGTCAACCGGGTGAGCGTGAACCTGACGAGTGTTTCCTCCAGCTCCCATACGGGTGTCAGCGGCGTGTTTCGCTTGCCGGTTGACTACAGCGGCCCCGTGACCTTCGTCATCCAGGCCTCGACGGCCATCAATAGCGGTGAGGCGGTGGGAATCGATGAACTGGTGTTGGTAGACGGGACGCGGCTCTATAACGGCGGTCCCTGGCTGGCCGCGGCCTCCGGCTGGAAATCGTTCCTCAACGATCGCTGGACGGTCTCGATCACGAACGACCTAGCCGGGGTCTGGCAGACAACGCTGGCCCGTTTTCTCCGCTGGTACGAGTTGGTGGACCGGCCCCCGCCCACGACTGGCTCCACCCTGATTCCGGATAGTCTCTTGAGTTAGTGAAGCAAGGAGAGATGCCATGGCACTCTGGGGATCGAGTGAACCTGTGACGACGACGAGCACCTTACCGCCGGAGGGAACGACGCCAGAACCCCTCCCGCCGGAGATGCCCGAGAAGACCACGACGTCGAGGGAACCTGCTGAGGATGAGGAGGCGGCATGATCTGGCCCTTTCGCAGACGGAAGCTCCTGTTTCGCTATTTCGATGGCGAGAACTGGGTGGCGGCGGACCCGCTGCCGATCTACCGACGGTTGCGGAGCGAGGCGGACCGCCTGGTGGTCCTGGCCGCGGCCTGGGATGAGCAGCGGCACCCCGAGGCCAGTGAGTTCATCCAGCTCGTCGCGGAGATCTTTCACCTGAAGGGCTTTGATCCTGAGACAGAAAAGGGGCTCACTGAGACGGAGGTCGTCCATGTCTTTGCCGATTTCGACCTCTTTTTGAAGGAGGTGCGGGAGCGTTTTTTTCCTGGATTGACCTTATCGGAATCTGGGGCTGGGAGGTCCTCCGCTGCGGCGGCCCGCAACTGAGCGATCCGGGCTGGCCGCTGGCCCTGGAGCTGATGCGGGATCACCGCCTCTGGCAGCTGGCCTGGCCGGTCTGCCGGGGCGTGGGGATGGCCATGGGCCAGATCCCCCAGGCGGCCTTCCTGGCCCTCCTGGCCGATGAGGAGCAGGCCCAGCTGGAGGCCGAGCGGCTGGAGGCCTACCGGAGACTCGAGCGGATGAACCGAAACGGGATTGGCGATGTTGAGTGAATTTGCCCAGATCGTCGAGGAGATTGTCCGCGGGGCGGAGGCCCTCGAGAAGGCCCTGACGCAGGGTCGGGAGCGGCTCAGCCAGATCGCCCACGGTCTGCAGACGCAACCGGCCGTCAGTCCGCTCCTCTCCGATCCGCGGATCCTTCCCCAGGGTCGGGAGCGGCTCAGCCAGATCGCCCACGGTCTGCAGACGCAACCGGCCGTCAGTCCGGTCCTCTTCGATCCGCGGATCCTTCCCCAGGGCCGGGAGCAGCCCCTGGCCTCCTCGACCGTGGTCAATCTCGATGTCCTGCAGGAGGTCAATGCCCGGGCCCTGACGCGGGCCCTCCAGGGGACGCGGCCCCCAGCCACACACGAGGCGATCTCGGGCGGGCAGGAGAAACGTCTCCTGGGACAGCTGGAGAAACTCACACCTTCGGCCGAGACGATTGTCCGGCAGCTCGTCGAGCAGCGGAGACGGCCGGAAGGGCGGGTGGAGGGGCTTAGTCGACGGACCGTACACGAGGCGATCTCGGGCGGGCAGGAGAAACGTCTCCTGGGACAGCTGGAGAAACTCACACCTTCGGCCGAGACGATTGCCCGGCAGCTCGTCGAGCAGCGGAGACGGCCGGAAGGGCGGGTGGAGGGGCTTAGTCGACGGACCGTGAGGGGGCGGGGAGCTGTGCGGGTTACAGGCCCAAGGCGGCGGGCCTCAGGATTGGCGGGGCGGCTCCAGGACCTCCTCTGGACCCGTCGCGGGCGGGTCTGGCGGTGGCGGCTGGAGCGGAGTCGTTCGCCGCTCCGGCAGTACGTCGGGCGGTCTCTGACGCAGTTTGCCGAGCGGGGAAGCACACGTCAGCTCTTTGCCAGTCTGCGGAGGGCCCCGGTGGCGATGCGGGGCCCGCAGGCCATCCAGACTGCCCAAGCTGCAGGGATCAGCCAGGGGACGCTGGCCCGCGGGGCGGCCTTCGTGGGGATGATCGGTCAGGTCGGTGGGGCCCTGGCCCGGCTGGCCGCGGTCCTTACCGGGCCAGTGGGGGCGGCCCTGGCCCTGGTCACGGCCCTGGCCTCAGCCACGGTGGCCCTTGTGCGGTGGGCAAGGGGCCTTGAGGACTCCGTCTTTGCCATCCAGCGGACGGCCGAGTCCTTCACGCGGGTCCATTCCGGGATGGCCGGCCTGGCCGCCCAGCTGGAGGCCGCCCGCCTCCAGGAGCAGCGGCGGGTCGCCGAGGGGACCTACCTCACGACCCGGCTCTACGCCGCGATGGCTGAACGCTACCGGCGGGGGGGAGAAGATCTCCGAATCCTGGGGACCAACCTGGCCAACCTGGGACGAACCGCCGGGCTGGCCGCCGGCGAGATGATCAAAGTCGCCACCGGGTTGAAGTTGCTGGAACGTTCGGCGGGCTGGCTCAACAGGCAGCTGGAATGGGGCCTGAACAAACTGGGGGTGGAGAAAGGCAAGGGCCCTCAAGACTGGTGGTTCGACCGCATGCAGCGGTTCCGCGACGTGCAGATCGATATTCCACAGCGGCAGAAGCCACCTGAGCTCTTCAACAAGCGTCCGAAGAAATGATCACCGTCACCTACAACCAGATCACGATCAAAAACGCCCTCACCCGGGCCTTCCGCCAGGAACTGGTCTACGACCCGTCGCAGACCGACCCCTGGTACTCCCGCTTCACGATGACCTTCGAGGGGCTGGTGACCGATCTGGCCAGTTACAGCGACGTCCACACCAGGAAGATGCAGGTCTACTGCACCAGCAACGTCGCCCTGACGAGGCGGGAGATCTGGCTGGATATCCGCCAGGCCCTCATGGATCCCCGCCATCCGCTCCGCGTCGAGCAGCTCATCTTCGGCCCCAACGGGGAGGTCGAGCCCCAGGTCATGTTCCAGTGTTTCCCGGCCCAGACGGCCCCCGACGACCCCGACCGCGACGTGGCCCATGGCCCGCAGCCCTTGAATCTGGAGATCCTCGGCCCGATTGGGACGAGGGCCCTCAAGATCTCCTGGCAGGTCCAGTGCCAGAAGCTGGAGCTCCCGGCCACCCCGGAGCGGCGGTACCACCTGGAACAGGGTCTGGGTCAGCTGGGGGTGGTCCTCGACAACCGCTGGTCGGTCGAGGAGGAGCTCGACCAGGACTTCTATCTCACACGGACGATCCACGGCAGCCTGCGACTCTCGAAACCGGTCTCGCAGCTCGGCCTCGATTACCGCTGGATCGTCGTCCCGGCCCTGGAGGCCGGTTTTAAGCGGCAGCGGCTGCGGTATGCCGTGAAGGAGGATGGCCTCTCGGCTGATTACGAGGTCGTGGACCGCCAGGTCCACACCGCGGCCCCCTGGCCCGCCACGCGGATGGAGGTCCGCAACACCAAGCGGACCCAGCAGGGGACCAAGTTCGGGGGGCAGTGCCTGATCCGCCTGCTCGGCCCGCCGCACGTCTCCCGGCGGGCCCTCATCGTGCGGGCCGTCCAGATCCTCGATGCCCTCACGGGCTTCTTGCGAAAGAAACAGGAACTCCAGACGTTCAACTGGCTCCCCGTGAACTGCGAGATCACGGAGAATATTGGCGATGTGGCCGAGGTCCAGATCATCCTCGAGTATCAGTACACCCCGCCCACAGACCAGGTTCAGGCCCAGAACTTCTACGATGAGGTCTTCAATATCGGCTTCGATCTGAAGGGCCTGGAGCCCTGGCCGATCCCGGCCGCCGGTCCCCCTCCCCTCGATCACTACGATCCCAATCTCTCCTGGCTGCCGGCCCCCTATGGCTATAACACCTGGGGTGGCGAGCGGGACCCGGCCGCCGTGGCCCTCTTCCAGTGCTACCTGCAGCGGCCCTATCACCCCTGGCACGCCACCGGCTGGTGGCCGGCCCCCGCCGGGGCCCCGGAGGAGGTGACCCGACCCGAAGAGCCCGAGACACTCGTCCAGCGGGTCGAGGATGTCCCGCAGCCGGTCACGGAAGGGGAGAGCAAGTGGTCTGAGGACCACCGCCAGGCCCACTACACCTACGCCCGGATGAAGAGTACCTACCGGATCAGGAAGGGTCGCGCCCAGTTCCTGCGACTCCTCGACCCGACGGGTGTCAGTCAGGATCAAGCGACGGCGGTCGTCATCCAGCTGGGTCTGGGCTCGGCCCAGCGGCTGATTGTCGTGGACGCCGAACGGTACGGGGTTGTTCCCAAGATCCCTGCCCCGGTGGACTACGAAGATGCCAATCGTGTCAAAGGCTTCCTGGTGGACTGGAAGGTCGAGATCCTCCCGCCGGTGACATCGCCCATGGGAGACGAACTTATTTATCGGGTCCGGGCCCGCTATCTCTACGCCCTGGACCGGATCCCCCCGCTAACCCAGGAGGCCGCCCCATGGCCGGTCGGGCGACTCCCGCACATTGCGGACCAGTGGGCGGGATTCCCGGCCGCCCAGGCGATATCCGAGGACCTGGGACCGAATCCGAGGAGATCATGAGCCGCGTCGATACAAAACCCTCCGACATCCTGAGCTGGATCCTGCAGCTCCTCCGCAGTGGGCTGGAGATGCCCGCCGAGGCCTGTTTCCTGGCCTCGGATGACCTGGCCCCGGCCCGCATCCCGCCGCATCCCACGTTTTGCGTCGTCAGCCCCCTGGCCGGACAGTTTGTCGTCGAAGAGCAAACCCCGGGCAATCTCTGCGAGCGCTGGGGCTTCCGGGTGCGGCTCTTCATGCGCCTCAGCCGCGATCGACCAGGACAAGATGATGTCCGCCTCACCGACCCTGACGACGGGGCCTTTGCCTGGAAAAGGAAGATTCTGTCCGCCCTGGTAGGAAAGGATTATGCGGGCTGGAATCTCCGCGGCACGGTCGCTGCCACAAATGCCACGCCCCTGGTCTGGCTCCGGGGCAACCGCGGGGAGATCGAATACGCAAGTTTTGCCCTAGACTTCCTGATTGAATTCGATTGGAGCCTGGCGTGAGCGAACCCCTATCTGCCCCCGAGTTGATGCTTCAGTTGGATGGCGAGCCCTTCGCCATCCTAGCGGCCGATCGGGCGACTCGCCGCTGGTTCCGCCGCTACTGGCCACCCGGGAGGTGGCCCTACACGGCCCCGCCCAATGCGCCTTTTGCGCCTTCCACACTCTGGCTGGGTGATACCAAGGCTGTGCCACTAGGGGGCTGGTCCAGTTTTCGCTGGGCCGATACCCTGCCACGGGAATATCATCTAAATTGGATGTGGTGCCCCAGTGGCGGGACCCGCTTCATGATCGGGCTCTTCCTCATCGACTCCCGCCGGGCCCGGGCCATTTATCAAGCTCTGGAAACTCAGACCTGGTTTGAACTTACGACTTGGACCAGTGATCCGCGAAACGATCAGGCGGGCATTCGCAGCCTGGCCGTCCGGCCCTTGGACATGATCCCGATTGCGGCCACCGAGGGGTTGCGCTCGACGACCACGACACCACCGCGGGAAGAGCTTTATCTGCTAGTCCTGACCGATCCGCGATTCTTCGCCCAATTCGTCTATCTTCCGATGGAGCCCCGCAGCTGGGTCCAAGTCATCGAGGCCCTGGAGCGGGATTTGAATTGCGAGATCTGGTTCGATACTCCGGCCCTGGAGGAGCCGACTCGCTGGAGCGAACTCCCGCAGGAGGTCCTGAAAACTCTGCCCGATATCCAGCAGGGGATCGAGGCGACCACCACGACCACGATGCGGGTGTGCACGACATCGAGCTCCACCACCTCCACGAGCTCGACGACCTCCACCTCCACCAGCACCAGCACGACTTCCACGACGACCACTCTGCCGCCGATCCTGCCTGACCCCGAGGCCTGGAAGACACCCGGCCAACCCGCGACAGTGATCCTGGATGCCCTAGCGGCTAGCCTCGGGATGGTCGTCAGCCCCTTCATCCGGCTGATGGACGATCACGAGCGTTTTATCGTGATCTTCTCCAATCGGCCTTATGCCCTGGAGCAGGGCTTTGAAATCGATGTCGTTTCCGGCGACTCCGACTTGGTGCGCGATACCATTCCGCGGGCCCGCCGGGTGATCTTGGCAACGCCGCAGTGTACCAAGAAGAAGTACACCAGCGTCAGGCTTTTCGAGCAGGATACGGGCGTGGGCCGCGGGCAACGCTGGTACCAGAATACTGCCTGCAACATCTCCGAGCTCTGCGGGCAGGCTATCATCCAGCGGATCCGCGCCTTGAGCGAAGTCGTGGCCCCGGCACGATTAGCGCATGCCGCCATCGCCCCCGGATCATTCAATATCCTGCAACGAAAAGCCTACTCCGATATCGATGCGGTGGAGTATCACTTCGGCCCGCAGCCCATCATTTATCTCTCCGCCCATCATACGGCCGTCGAACCCGCGACTTATGCTCTGACTTGCCGGGGCGAGGGGAGCGCCACAACCACCACCCCCTCACCATACGCGTGGGGAACTGGCAACTGCGAACCCTGCACCTGCACCTGGCGCTGTGAAGACGGGACGGCGGAAATCGTCTATGCGACCTGCCCCGACGGATGCCAGTGCGCCCCGCAGCCTCAGCGGTGCAGCCCCGGCGACTCCTGGGAGATCAGCGTCCCCTGCGTCACGACCACAACCCCACCCTGCAGCGGGAGCTGCCAGTGGGCGTGGGACGAGGAGAACCGGGCCTGGACCCTAAGCACAGAGGATTGCGCAGAAGGCTGTCAGTGCATCCCCCCGCAGTTCTGCGGTGGGGGCGACTGCCTCTCCGCCTCCACCGATTGCGTCCGCTCAGACTATGGACTCCCGACACCCGATTGCCGCGGGACATCGAGCACGACGACCACGGCCCCGGGATCAACGACCCCCTGCCCCTATCCCCCCGGGCACCCCTGCTGCCCCGAGACGTGGACCTCGACCACGACCACCCGCGACTGCTGCTGCGGGACAGGCTGCAAAGGTTGCCAGTGGAAGGCGGTCCTGGGCTGGGGCGGGACCCTCGGCTGGGGCCTGGTCGCCCGCGACTGCTGCCCCGAATGCCCCTGCCCCTACCCGGACCGGGAGCCCCGCGACCAGTGCGACCTCTACCATACCAACTGCGGCCAACGCCCAGCGCCAACCCCCACGACGTGTCCACCCTGCACCGGTGGCTGCGAGTGGATCTGGTCGCTCGACTGGAACCGCTGGATTAAGACCAAGGACACCTGCACCGAACGCTGGCGGGTGGGACGCCTCTGCCCCTGCAAAACTGGGGACCAGGAGGCCGAATGCCTCAGCTGCGTCTGTGATCCACCTTCTCAGCCCCCGAGCAATCCGGATTGCTCGCGCATTGCCTACACCTCCTGCCATTGCATTTGCGAGACAACGACGACCTGGCCCTATCCCTGCCCGCCGCCATCTCAACCGCCGCCCCCGACAACGACGAGTCTGGGCTGCGGGAGCCCCTGTATCATGACCTGGGATGGGTCTTCCTGGAACGGCGGAAATTGCCCTCCCGAATGCCCTTGCGCGGCCCCGCCTTTTCCCGGGACGCAAGCCGGAGAGTGCCGGCAATCCCTATGCCGCGGGGCGCCGCCCACGAGCACGACAACCACTATCACCCCCACGACCACCTCCAGCACCACGAGCTCCAGCACGAGCTCCACGAGCTCCACCACGACGACTAGACCATGCGCCGGGTATTGCCTTTACGCCGTGATTGATTCGGCGGTCCAGATCATCTCGAATACTTGCCCGGCGGACTGCGCCTGTTCTCCCCCTCCCTGCTATCCGATGCAGCCCGGCCATACTGTTGCCGTCCCCTGCCTAAGTCCGTCCGAGGCCGCCACGACCACCACCTGCGGCCCCTGCACAGGCCAGTGCGAAGTTTATCCGGACGGGCGGATATTGCGGCAACAATGCAGCAGCGGCTGCAAGTGCGCGCCGATCCCTTGCGAATCCTTGGGCATCATGCCCCAGAATGACACATTCACGATCGGTTGTATTCCGCAAACCCAAACCACCACGTCTTGCGCCTGTATAGGGATGTGTTATTATGAGGTTACAAGCGATTACGCAGGCCGGATATCGATTAGCTCAAAGGGCAACACCTGTGCCACAGGAGCGTCGGGCCCGGCTTGTGGCTGTCCTGTCGTATGTCCCGAGGATTTTCCCGCGCCAGGCTTCTATGTCGTTGGCTGCACGAGCGATCAATCGAAATTCTCACGGATATGCCCATGCACCGGACACTGTGAATGGCGTGGACAATTTGTTAACTTGTCTGGAGGAGAACCAACTGGCATTTGGAATTTGGCATTTTCAGACTGCAGCGAGAACTGTCCGAATTGCCGGGCGCCCGACTACCCGCCTAGCGCCAGTGGGCAAATCGCATACACGGATTGCGTGAGGACATTATCCCAGTTAGACCTAATGGCCCGAATGCCGTGCAGTGGCGAATGTACGTGGCAGTGGGATGCCTGGGATCGTGTCTGGCGCCTCACAAAAAGTTGCGCTCAAGGCTGCCTGTGCGTTCCGCCAAATGGGCCGGGCCCTATTTGGGATGAGGAACAGCAAATCTGGACTGATATGGTGGTGTCCCGGTGTATCGACCAACCACCGCCACCGCCGCCACCGCCGCCGACGACCACAACTACGACAAGCACGACCACCACCGCGGCGCCGACTACCAGCACCAGCACAACAACCACCCAAGCCCCGACGACCACGACGACGAGCACGACCACCACCGCGGCGCCGACTACCAGCACCAGCACAACAACCACCCAAGCCCCGACGACCACGACGACGAGCACGACCACAACCGGCATACCGACGACTACAACGGGGCAGCCATCCTGTGATGGAGATTGCACTTGGTGGTGGAGCGATCAAGAGCAGACATGGAACCTCATAGATGCAGGATGCTCAGAGGGTTGCGAGTGCCCACCGCCGCCCGAAGGGATCGGCGCATTCCACGGAGCTTATGCTGCTTTGGCATGCCTGCCTGCGACGACCACCACGACGAGCACAACGTCAACGACCACCACCTCCACGCCCACAAGTACGAGCAGCAGCACGACCACGACACTTCATTGCAGTAGCTGCCAGTGTGTCTGGCAGTGGGACGATGAATACGGCTGGATGCCCTATTATGACTGCACCTACGAGGGATGCAGCTCGTCCTGCGTCTGCGATAGCCCCCCACGATCCGGCTCGTATCAGGGAGAAATTTACTATGTCCAGTGTCGTTAGAGATTGATTGAGGAGGTCATATGAAGCTCACGATCGGCATGGCGACCTATGCGGACTTCGACGGCGTCTACTTCACCGTCCAGTCCCTTCTGGTCCATCACCAGGAGGCCCTCCAGGACTGCGAGATCCTGATTGTCGATAATGCCCCGCACCTGCCCGTGGCCCAGACACTCCAGGGCTATTGCCGCTCCGTCTCGCTTCCGGAACGCCCCGTCCATTACGTCCCCTTCGGCCAGGCCGTCGGGACCAGCCCGGCCCGGGACGCCATTTTCCATCATGCCAGCGGGGAATATGTCTTAGTGTTGGATTGCCACGTTCTGCTAGCCCTCGGCAGCATCAAGAGGCTGCGGGAATACCTGGAGGCCCATCACCCCTGCGATGACCTCCTCCAGGGGGTCCTCATCTCGGATGACGGGAGCCACGTCTGGACACACTTCCAGGATGTCTGGCGGGCCGAGATGTGGGGAATTTGGGGCAGTGACCCCCGCGGCCGAGACCCCCACGGGGAGCCCTTCCCGATCTTCGCCCAGGGACTGGGGCTCTTCGCCGCCCGCCGCGAGAGCTGGCTCGGCTTCCACCCCCTGGCCCGCGGCTTCGGCGGAGAAGAATGCTACATCCACGAGAAATACCGCCAGGCTGGCCGCCAGTGCCTCTGCCTCCCTGCCGTCCGCTGGGTCCACCGCTTCGCCCGCCCCAATGGCGTCCCCTATCCCCTGACCCAGTGGAACAAGGTCCGCAACTATGTCCTGGAACTCCGCGAACTGGGACTGCCCCTCGACCGGCTCCACCGCCACTTCGTGGAGGGCCTGGGTGAGGACCCGGGGGATGGGTCACCTCCCCAGGGGGCCCTCACGCGGATGAGCCAGGAGGACTGGGACTACCTCGTGGCCGACCCCGAAAAACACCTGAACCCACCGGCCCGCCAAAAGGCCGGCTGCGGGGGCTGCGGGGCCACCAAGATTGAATCCATCGAGGACTGGCTGGACTGGCAAAAGAAAAACGACCCGGACTTGGGCGGGCATCTTTCGCGGCTGCAAGAATTGGCCCAGGGGGCCAAATTGGTCGTGCAGCTAGGCCTCGGCCGGGGCGGGGCCACCGCCGCCTTTTTGGCCGCCCATCCCAAGCGGCTCGTATCCGTCGATGGCGCGCCTCCATCGTGGTTCGATTCCCTGCGGCAGTTGGCCGCGGCTGATTGGGAATTCCTGCTCGGCGATACCTTGCAAGTGGACCTGCCATCCGAACCCATCGATGTCTTGTTCATCGACACAAAGCACACTGCCGCTCAGTGCTACGCCGAACTGACCCGCTACGCCCCGCTGGTCCAGGGTCGGATCGTTCTCCACGACACCACAACCTTCGGCGAACGGGGCGAAGATGGCGGCCCGGGACTCCTCCCCGCCCTCCGCCGCTTCCTCAAAGAACATCCTGAATGGATCGTGTATAAGCATTTCGAGGACTGGAACGGACTGACGATCATTTCCAATCTGCCGGAGGACCGACCGAAACTCCCCTCCACCGCCCGGCAGATCTTCAATTTCGCCCGGGCCGCCATCCACCATTACCGCGATGGGGCACGATGGGTCGATGAGGCCACCCTGCAACACCGGCTCGATCTCTGCGCCCTCTGCGAACACCGCAGCGAGAACCGCTGCTCGATCTGCGGCTGCTACCTGATCGATGCCCCGACGGGGCAAGGCGGAAAGGCCGAATGGGCAGACCAAGCCTGTCCGCTAGGGAAGTGGCTCCCCGTGGAACCGGCCCCCGAACCTACTGCTACGGATAATGAATCATGAGCAATGGCATGATTGCGGCCCTGTGCCCGACTTTTCGACGGCCCGGGTTGACTGGCAACGCCGCGGCCTGTTTCCTCGCCCAACGCTGCGAGCTCCCGCGGCGGATGCTGATTTGGGAGGATGGCGGGGCCCTTGAGGCGGCGACCATCGGCAGTATCCAAATCGTCACTTCGCGGCGATTTCCCGATCTGGGCTCCAAATACAATGCTCTGGCCGAGCGAGCCATCGAACTCTGGGACCCGGATTATCTGGCGATCTGGGAGGACGACGACATTTATCTCACCTGGCACCTGGAGACCTCCATTGTGGCCATGATTCAGAGCGGGGCCCTATGGGCTAAGCCCTCCCGGGTCTGGAGCCTCTACACCGGGCGGCTGGAGGAAGAACCGGCCGCCGGGCGGTTCCACGGCTCCCTCGTCCTCACCCGCCGGGCCTGGGAACAGGTCCCCTGGCCCACCCACGGGCGGGCTGACTTCGACCAGGAGTTCATGCGACATCTGCAGGAAGAATGCGGCCCGCCGGCCGATCCCCTCCTCATCGAGCCCCGCCCAGGCTACATCTTCCGCTACGGCTCAACCCGCTCCTACCACGCCCAGCACTTCATGCGGGGGACGGCCGATATAACCTGGTACGAGACTGTCGCGGAGCACGTGCCAGAACTCCCGTCGGCGGAACTGCGCATCGCGTTCGACGACGAGACTGCGGCAATTCTCGGAGTCGTGAGAGGCGAGTATGACGGCTGAAGAACTCAAGGATGCAATCGTCCGCTCGCTGATCTATAACCGGCTGACGTATGAAGGCCGCTTGTTATATGAGGAAAAGAGGGGTCTTAGCGATGGATATCCTGCACATCATCACTCCGGTATCTCGGCCGCAGAATCTCACCGCCCTGGCCTTATCACTGCGGGGCCTCTTGAGTATTCCCTGGCGCTGGTGGGTCATCTTCGACCGCAACGTCGCCGATCTGCCAGCCCGGCCGCCTGATTTGCCCCTGGCTCACTGGGATTATGGCCAAGAATCCGATTCTGTGGCGGGCTATAGCCTCCGCAACGAATGCCTGGAAAAAATCGATTCAGGCTGGATTTATTTCCTCGATGACGACAACCTGATCCACCCCCATTTGGAAATCGTCTTCCTGCTGACCCGCCGCTCATTTCCCGCGGCCCAATGGTTCATATTTCGCCAGATTCGGCCTGATGGGACCATCTATTTGCGGCCCCAAGTCCCGCCCCGCGTGAACGCCGTGGACATCGGGCAGTGTGTCCTACGGCGGGACCTGATGAAAAACACGGGAGATCCCGTCCCGCCCTGGAGCTTTGAGCATCGCCCCGATGCCGATGGGCTGCTGTACGAGCAATTGAGCCGGGATGTAGCACCGATCGCGCTCGACCTCGAGGCGACCTATTACAATGCCCTCAGATAACTGGGGCGTCTTCTTGTCTTTTCTGCCCTCTATCCGCCCCTAAAGTGGCATTCCCATATAGATAGGCAGGGGCCATAATGTGGAGACGGTCGTCGGCAGGCCTTTAGTTCGCAGTTTTGTACGAGGGGTATGCTTATCCCCTTCCAGGGTCATCGGTAATTCCCGCCACGATACCGGTCGTCCTCCCCTTCCGTCGCTTCCTGTCTTCACTGGCCCCTCTTCCGCGGTAGAAGCGCGCACCTGACTCCAACTCAGGTGCACTGATTCGTTAATGCTCCTTTTGTGCACACGAACTACTCATGGAGATTTCGTGTGGCGCTAGGTTCGAATCCTAGTACCCCAGTTTAAGCAACAGATGTTAAGCATTCTCTCGTTTTATCTAGAATCCAGGGGACATGCGTACACAAAAGATACATTTTGGCTTTTATAAGCCTCGAGTGCGGCATGATAGACTTTGTCGCCAGGAATGGGCTGCTTTAACAAATCGGAATTGATATTTGCCGGCGTGCAATCCACTGGTGGGTCGCAGAGGCGAGATTTCAGGAAGGCTTTCACCATTGGTTCGACTCCTGAATCGAGATGTCATGTTAGGTCCTCAGGAAAGATTCTAGCATATTCCGGAAAAACACCAAGTATATGGCAGGTGCCCAGCTCCGCGAGGACTGGGGGGCTTCGGCGGTGCCGACGTGCCTAGTGACACCTGCCATGTTTCTTGTCCTATATTCCACCTGTGTGTAGAATGGAGGCATGAGCATCGTGTTTCAAACAAGTGACAAGCGATATCTGACGACCGAGGAAGCTGCGCGGTCAATTGGGGTGACACGCTATCGTGTTTGGCAGTGGATCAAGTCGGGCCAAATGCGGGCACAGCGTGCAGGAACGTTGTGGCTTATTCCTGAAGACGAAGTCGCGAAATTCACTGTTCGGCCAACTAAAGTTGGTCGTCCTCGCTCTGGGTCAGCGCAAGTGCAGAAATAATCGCAAGATAATCTTGGGCTGAAGCCTATTGACAGATTTTCTACCGCGGTGTATTATCAGAACAGTTCACTAAAACGTCGGCACCTTCTAAGCCTCCTCTGAGGCGGCTTGGCGGGTGCCCATCAAAACCGGGCGTCTAGCCCGCGGAAACTCCAGAGGAAAACCGGTGGCCGGGAGCGGAACGTCGTGCCTCCCAGATTCCGAATAAATCCGCATGGCGGTCATGCGGTCTCCCGGCTGCCGGTCATATTTCGAGGAGGATTGGCGATGGATTCACAATCGCTTAGCTCCATGTCAGTCGCCCAGCTCCGACGGCTGCTTGAAAGCATGGGCGCGTCGCCCCGCGGGGCCAGAACGAAGCCGGACCTCATCCGTCGCATCATGACGGAAATGCGGATTCGCCGTGATCTAGCTGCGATCCGCGGCGGAGCACGCCCCTGAAGGGAGATAGGAACGGCGGTGGCCGCGGCGCCGGCACATTGGAGCCTTACCCCGGGCGGTCCGGGAATGGCCGGCGCCGGCCACTATTATGGAAGCAAATCGGATATGTCAGCACGGATCGACCCACACGGCCGCAATTTGACTCCACGGCGGAGCCAATTACTTTCGATGATAAGGGCTCTTTCAAGAACGTGGGGCGTGTATGACGATTGCCGAGTTTCTCCAGGTCTATCTGTCCGTACGCGTTGGGGTCTCTGCGGAGTGGGCCGCCGAGGTCAAGAGAGTGACGGCACGTTTCGTGGCTTTTATTGGGGATATCGAGATCACGGAGCTGACGGAGACCCACTTATCAGATTTCTGGCAACGCTATTCTGGGTCAGAACGGACGAAGAACAACAAAACCGCCATCATCGGGTCTCTCTGGCGGGAAGCCTATCGGATGGGCTATGTGTCACGTCCGCCCAAATTTGTGCCAAGGGCGAAACTCACGAAGCCTGTTCCGGTGGCCTGGACGAGTCAGGAATTGGAGAAACTCATAGCGACGGTGGAAGCGTTGCCAAGCTCACCAATCGGGGGCGTAGCGGGCTGGATCTGGTGGAAGACGTTGATTCTTCTAATCTATTACACGGGGGCAAGACTGGGCAGTATTCTCGCCCTGGAGAAATCCGATGTCGATCTGCAACGCCGATTGATACGATTGCGTCATACCAAGAACAAACGGGAGCAGCTTCTTGCGATTCCCGACAACCTTGTTCCTTTTCTCGAAATCCTTCTCGGATCTCAGGGAACGGAACTATTTCCGGGAAAGATGCGACGCCAGCAAGTCTGCAAGAAACTCCGTCGCTTAGTGGAAAAATCGGGCATTTCCGGGGGGAAGGGGCCAGGGAAGAGTCTGACGCATCGGCTTCGCCGGACCCATATTTCATACGTCTATTCCGTGGATCCGGAACTGGCACGCTTGCAAGCTGGGCATGTCTCGCTACGAACGACGATCGAGCATTACGTCGATCCACGGATTGTGGACACCGGAAAATCGCGTCCTTGCGACGTGTTGCCGAAACTCGACAATTCGCAGAAAGCTCTTCGGCTCGTTCGTTGACTGTTGGTCATTGTGACACACAAACCCCGGTCGCTCTTGCCCCCTGTGTCACCTGTGCAGCGGCCGGGGTTTTTGTTTTTCGCCAGGAATTGAGATCTGAGGGGGACTGAAGATGAGCACACTGGACAGTGAACTGGAGCGGATTCGACCTCGTCTGGAGGCGATCGCCCCAAGCGGATTGAACGTCCAGGCGGTGATCGAAAACGTCGTCTGGGTGGTTTCCGAGGATGAGTTCCTCAGTCGATGTAGTAACCGTTCCCTGATCGAGGCGGTCACAGACGCGGTGGCGATGGGGCTGGACCCGAGCGGGTTGACGAATGAGGGGACGCTGATTCCGCACAAGACCCGATC